CTTTGGTTTGTCACGTTCTTTTTTACGTTTTTTATCAACCGGTAATGTGAACAATTGTTCCGGTTTTAACATTTTAGATTTTTTCTGACAATTTACATTGTGAATCATTGTCGCCAAATATCGCGTTTGCTCCCATTGTAAATTTATATTGTTGTGATAATGTTCGGCCAACAACGCATTTTCACGCCATGTTTGCCGCCAAAAATCATTCGGTTTAATACCGATTAACCCAATATAATAATCGGTTAAACTTTCAAATGTTATTTTTTTGACGGCGTCGGCTTTCCCTTCGGTTTAGCTTCGCCACCAATTGAATTTCCTAAAATTTTTGATTCTAACATTGCCGAAACGACTTTGTTAATAATTTCCGGATTTATATCGTCCAACCATGAACCAACGTCATAAATTGTATAATCAACAACTTTTCCGTTTTCCTGGTCATTTGCTAAAATTGCGGAATAAATCAACGCGCGCAATCCTTTTAATGAAATTCCGTTTTCGAATGCAATTCCAATGTCTTGTAAAGAAATGTCTAATTGCTCGGTAAATTCCGACCAAAAATTCATTGAGAAATGCAACGTCCTTTTTTTGCCACCGATATTGATGTCAATATAACCTTTTTGTTTGTTTGCCATTTTGTTTTTTGTTTGTCGTTAATAAATATAAAAAAAGCCACCGCCAAAATATGACGGCGACTAAATAATAAACTTTTTAATTTTTTAGTTTGTTGATTTTACAATCGCACCGGTAATGGTAATCGATCCGCTATAAGTTACGGCCGCTTCCATTTCCGCCGACATTTCAACACTAGATAAAAATCCTTCCGCCGTATAAATCGCGTCGCCGGTTTCTTCCGTTCCAAATACGCACGTTAATTGCGTTCTAGCTAGTAAGAAATCCGCCATTTCAATTGCGTTTGACGAATCGTCATAAGCGATTAAACCTTCGAATGATATTTCGCCACCTTTTACGCCGCCGATATATTCTGAAAATCCGTTTGAATCTTTTGTTGTTGCTTCCGGTGTGTCCATTGATAAAGACATTGAACAACTTGTCGTATGTCCGACTGTTGCGCCTTCAATTGACAATATTAAATTTGTTCCGTTAAAAACTCCCGTTGTAGCCATATTTTATTTTTTTAAAGTTTATTAAATTTTTTGTAAATATACAAAATAAATATTTTATTAATTACTAATATAATTAAGGCCCAAAAATTTATGAATGCCTTCGTCTTCAATAGTTATTTCGTAATTGGACCAATCGACAATTGCTGAATCGTTTTCGTCATGCCAAAGTACATCGACGCAAAATTTATCGTATAAAACCGGCGCCGTCAATTCATTTAAATCGTCGTCGTATGTTCCAGGATTAACAATAAAATGTCCAATTTTAACAATGGCGTTTTGGTGCGTCGGATATTCGTTTCCGTCTTCGTCGGTTTCAACGCCTAAATTTGTGATCAATGAATCAACAATTGATTCGTTTTCAAATTCGTATTTTTTTACAATATGCGCCATTTTATAATGTTGTTAATTCTTGTAATTCTGCATCTGTTAATACTGTATCGTAGTATCTTAAGTCTTTTATTTTCATATTAGCACTAAAAGCAACCGCATCAGCTGAAGCTAAATCCAAGTTATTTAATCCACTTAAATTTGAATCTACAAATGTTCCTTGCTGAAAGTACTCAACGCCATTAAAAAACAACTTGTTATCTCCGTTCTTATACTGAATAGCTATCTTAAATACAGAGTTTTGTATATCTACGTTATCAACTCTGAACGCTTGTGTAGCTGATGAAATACCTCCTATGTAAGCAAATATTCTTGTGCTGTCGAAAAAATATAATGATATTTGATTTGTGTAAGGAGAACCACCACCATCGCTTATAGTTATGTATCTGTTTGCTGATGCCGAAGTGTTAGGAAATTTACCTTCAACAAATAAAACACCTTCATTATCATTAAAAGTATTAACATTACCCGCGTTATTACATAATTCACCTACTCGTGTTGCAGTAGCACCATTTGTAGGAATATAGCTTGTTGAATATGAACCCTGTTCTATTTGAAATCCCGTACAAATAAAACCTCTATCAGATTGCACATCGTATTTTATAACACCATTGTATAATAAAGTACTCAAACCAACTGTTGATGTTCCGAATACTCTCCATATATTATTTCCTTGATATTCTGTACTTACATCTGAAACAACTAATCCTCCTATTGCTACTGATAAATCATATTGTGAAGAGTTATCTCCTACTAATGGTTCTCCTTCATCATTCATCAATACATAAAAAGAAAATGTATTCGATACAGAAGCGATTGCTGTTCCGCAATATCTGAAAGATGTAACTCCGTTAGTAAAACGAACTGCATTTGATAATCCGTTTTCCCAAGAATAAAGTTCATAGGTTATGCCAATCGTATCACCTTCATTAGCAGTAGGCTCGCTATTCAATACAGAATTAGTTCTTTGTGGTTCTAATAATAAACTTGGGCAACCGCCGCCGGAATGATCAATGCGCGGAATTTGTGTTTCAACCGTTTCAATTAAACCGCCTGGATTTATGCGCGTCGCTTCGCCGGTCCTTGAAAATGTGAAATCGCCGTCGCCGTCTGTTGGAAATACTGAATAAACTTTGCCGGTATTATAACCGGACGGAATTAATAGTAATTTTGATTTGTCTGATATTTCCATTTAGCTTTTTTATTATGTGGTACTATATAATTGTAATATTTGTATTTCCGCATCTTCAATAGCTTGTAATTCGTTTGCGTTTAGGTCTATGACTTCGTAATAAAAAACACCGCCTACATCTTCTTTTACTTCAGACAATCTTTGCTTGTTACTATCAAATGTAGGTTGCTCTACATCTTGCCAACCGTCGGCAATATGCTTGTCGTTTGGTAACGTGTTATAATACGGTGTATTATTATAAAATTTAGGTATTTTGGAATAAATCTGTATTGTATTATTTTCTTTTATTGCTTTCATTATAAACCCCATTTATTTGTTAAATATGTGTTCATTTGCCCTCGTTCTGTAACGCTTAATTTTCTAGGAAATGCAACTACTTCCCCTATAACACCTTGCCAACCGTTAGAATTATTATTCCTTTCACCACCTACACAAACACCATTAACGCCAATAGGTGAATTTGCCGAAAAAGATATAAGAAAATTATTTGCTATTGTATTTGAAACTCCCAAAACATCATCGCCACTTGATATTACTATTTCGTTTAAATACAAATTATCAAAAAACCTATAATTATAAAAATCGGGTGTTCCGGGATACCCTACTAATCCTACCCCCCCTGCTGTACCACCACTTGTAAAAGCACTATACAAACCGTTAAATCTTGGAAAAGTTGTATCTGCTGCATCCCAACGTCCAACAACGTAAACATCTTGCCAATTATCAGTGTTTGCACCTCTATTTAACCCAAGTCTTTTTCTATTTGTCGATGCACCCCAATCAATAGCGTTATTACCGTTAATAGAAGCACCATTTGTAGGTCTGTCAGTTGATAAAGTTTGTACAACATTATTACCGTTACCACTTTTATCGTCCCATTGACCAACATCTCCGCTTACTTCTGTAATCGTAGTTGAATCAGTAGCGTCTAACCATAAGTTAGGAATTAAATCTAAAGGACTAAAACCGCCACCGCCTTGTGTTTGATTAGCTAATAAAATTCTACGTCTACTCATTACGATAATACTTTTAAATCCGCACTATAAAAACCGCTTTCCACATAGTCAATCGTAATTCTATTCCATACTGAACCATCGTAATCAGTTAAGTCTAAATCCCAAGCTGTAACCGCTGTAATAGCAAATTCGCCCGTCAAATAAATAGTTATAGTTTTAGGGTGTGATGGTAGATTAATGTCACTAAATGTAACCGCTGCGGTAGCAGTTAATTTATGTACTGTAAAATTCCAATCTAAATTAGTCGCACCGCTTATATTCGCAGTAGTTAAATTGTCTTTACCACCAATAGCGTTTTGTAGATTAGCTTTAGTCATTTTTTGATTTAACGGTGTAGTACCTACATTAGTTACAATAGGTATTAAATCAGTATCACCACTAAATGATGTTGCTTCTGTTAAATCTGTTATTTTTTTATTCGCCATTATTCTAAAATTAGGTAATCGTTATTTTCTGTAAAAATATA